ATCAACAAGAGCAGCCTTCTTCTCCGCAATTGCCTTTGGCTTGCTCTCTGGGGGAGACTTGGCCTTCATAGCCTTGAAAGAACTAACTTCCTCTTGCTCTCCTGCAGACTCAAATGGAGTATCCTCCATATTTTCAGCAGAAACTGAAGAGCGAGTTGAATTCACAACAGAATCAAACTTCTTCTTCAGCTCGTCATAACTCTTGAACTTGTCAGCAGAGACAAACTCAGAAAGCTTGTACTGACTATTCCACAACTTCTCCAACTTAGCATCATTACCCTCAAATAGGGCTGATGTATCCTCAAACTCACTCTTGTCATAGTTCACATAACCAGCAACATTACGAATCTTGAGCTTGAAGTTTGCACCCTTCCAGAAGTCATAGACATTCACTGGAGACTCATCTGGGAACTCTGGCTGAATCTTCTCCATGATCTTGTCAAAGATCTTCTTTCCATACTTGTAAAGGAACACCTTACCCTCGTTCTCTGGATGCTTAGGATCAGAAACTACGATGATATTAGAGATGTAACTGAGCTTTCGCTTACGGTCACGGGCTACATCCTTGTCCTTGTCATTTCCAGAATTCCAAAGATCTCCGTTAGCCTCGCAAACAGGGCACTTCATACCAAGAGTTGTTGGACAATTCTCAATGAACCATCCACCCTTACCCTGGAATCCGTGGCTGAAAACACGAACCCAAGGAACATCCTCTCCCTCTACTGGAGGAAGGAATCGAATTACGGCATGACCATTTCCTGACTTATCGATCTCTGGCTTCCAGAAGCGGTCATCCTTGTAGGACTCGCTTCCCTTTGTCATCTTGTCCAACTCTTGAATCAGACGAGATGTGTTATCCGACGAACGCTTCTTCATATCTTTGAATGACATAGTTTTGTATCCTTTCGTGTACGATGTATTCGTTGTATGCGTAGTATACTAGGTTGTATACGACTTGTCAAGAGTATTTAGACGGGAAGTTTTGAAGATCTTGGAAGAAGATTTAATGATTGACCTTCTTCCTTTATTCTTTCAATAACTGGTTTTGTTAGATATTTTGCAATGTATTCTGGATCAAGATTATACTTTTCACAGATTGAAAGTATTGTTTGGATGTAATCACCTGTTTTTGACAGAATCGTTTTTTCGATCTCTTTTTGAATTTGTTTGTCAATAATCATAATATAATTCCTTGTAGTATAGTCTGTCAAGTATCTATAGTAGATAGGTCGTTTGATAAAAAATCAATAGGGATAAATCCACCAATCTTCAAAGATCAATCCATCATTCTTTACATCGGGTCTATCTAGAATATAACCATGTGCGAATAAAATTTCTCTCATAGAATTTTTATTTGATGGTCCAGCAGAATATTCATCATGTTCTATTGTAATAACTTTAAATTTGTATTCGTTCAATGGTAAAATTTTTAGACAAGCTAATGTAGCATTGTCAATATCTAAAGAAAGATAATCAATTGCTGTAGGAACATTATTTTCTATAAAACATTTTTTAAAATCAAATTTAGTAGCATCACATATCACTAACTTGTTAGTTCTGATTTGTTCCCATTTTTCTTTTACATCTTTCGATGCTTCAAAACTTATACCAGACCAATTTTTATATTTTTCTAAACTATAAGTATTACTTATGTCTATTGGATGATAAGCTCCTATCTCTATGTAAAATCCTTTTGTTTTATTTTTTAATTTTTCTACTACATAAAGATCTTGACCGCATTGTGATGTTGAAATCATTTTAGTCCTTATAGAATAATAAATTTGTAGTTGTTGTCGAAGGAGTTTCTGGGAATACTTTTATATTTCCTGTTAATTTATTCAATAACTCTTCTTTGTTATAAACTAAAGTATCAGAAATAAAATTGACTACCATATAAAAATTTTTAGATCTATTTACTATTTTTTCAATATAAACATCTTGTATTGGCTTATAACATTCTGAAAATGCATAATTTGAAATTAAAAAATCGGAATCTATATTTGGTAAATTATCTAAAGTATAAAATTTATACTTTTTCATATTCATATCGTTCTTTTTGAGAAATTTTTGTATTAAATCAATAACCTCTGGTAAATCAATTATAATGTATTGTTTTACATCATACATTAAATTTATCATCATAGATTGACCACCATAACCGGCACCAATTTCAATTATTTTTTTATCATTCAAATTTCCATATAGACGATCTATGTCTCCAAGAACTGAAAAATATCTTAATATAGTTGGAGATATATTTCCTATTTTTGAAAAATTAAATCTTTTAGGATTTCCATGATAATCTATTTTTTTAATAATGTCGATAGTTTTTAAATCCAAACTAAGTTTGTTTATTTTTAAACTATGCTCAAGATATTCCATTCCAGATTCATATGAAACATGTTCTAAAATACCAACATAATCTGGGTGAGATCTAAAATTTTCGAATACAAAGTCATCCTTTACAGATGATACACATATGCTTTTATATTTTTCATAATCTGATATACTTGTTTGCATGTTATTTCCTAATTAGCAGTATTTATAATTTAAAAATAAGTCATGTAAATGATGCATACCTCTTAAATTATGCCTCATATGATAATGATATTCATTAGTTTTTAGACATTTGATGTCCATAATTTGTTCTCTTGTTGTTGGGAGATCACCAACATCAGTTCTTGTAGCCCCATTATAAACTTTTATACCTTTATTGTAGAAATAATTTCCAATTGTAACATCATCCAACCCAACTCGTTCATTTAAAATTTCTTGCTCATTTTTACCTATTAAATCTATTAGATCTTTACTAAAAAAGAATCCAGATCCGGATGCAAATGGTATTGAACCATACTTTGTTCTCACACCGCAATAAAAATTATTTTTTGGTTTATTTTTTAAAAAATTTAATAAATTTTGTACATGCACATAACTTCCACAACAACATCTAAAAATATAATCATGATTGAAATTTTCAGATATGAATTTAAAACATTTTAAAACTTTAGGAACCATATTTTCATATGTTTCATCTATTCCACATATTATTTTATCACCATCAAGAATAGTTTTTCCGTATTCTGGATTATTTTTATACTCTGGTATTAATCCATAATTGTAGTATACATTTACATTTTCAGGTAAATGTTTAGCCCATGTATTTCTAACAGAATCTATTAGATCATCATATCCTTTACCTTCTACATCGACACCACCACAAAGAACTACAATTGCTATTTTCATTTTAATCCTCTATTATTTTTTTCCAATAACTAAATTTTAGTTTTTCATAATTAAATTTACTATTTTTAAATTGTTCTTCTTTATATAATAAAAATTCTTTAGTTAGTTCTTCATATTTATCAATAAAAACTACAGGTAAATCTTTATATAATTCTTTCAACCTTCCAATATTTTTTAAAATTGGATAACGATTACAATAAAGTATTTCCCAAGTTCTATGACAATCTAAACCATTTCCAGGAGGACTTAAAACAAAAGTATGTAATTTTATTTTATTGTAATAATTTTCTTGATGATTAAATCCACTACATGACTCTATTGTGATATAATCATTATTATTAAAAATATTGTATGGAATATTTCTTTCCTTTGGGTTTGTTCCTATATTATGGTTTATATAAAGAAGTTTTTCATTTTTTATGTGTTTATTTCTATAATTTAACAACATTTTTTTCTTTTGTATAGAATTTAAAACATAATCGTTTTCCAATCCTATTGGAATGGGAATTATTTTAGAATTAGTATTAAACAAATTTTGTGCAAACCATACGTTAACATTTTTAATAACTTCGTTATATCTATCATCAACTGGATAATCTCCATTATGTGTTATAAGTTTATTAATTTTATTATTGCGCAAAAATTTAAAAGCGTCATCAATTTTTACAAAACTACAACCACTTAAGTTTTTAAACTTATCTCCCCAAATAAAATCATCATATTGTATTTCTATCATTTTAAAATCAAATTAACTAGTTTATCTATTGATTCTTTATGGGTTGTATAAGGTCTTATAGAATGACAATCATAATAATATTCCTGAAGAACCTTTTCATCTTGCCATCTCCAGTTTAATCTATCGATACGATGACATTGATGTCTACCACAACTGCGATATAACCTGACTATTCTATTTTGATCGTGATATGAATTAATTTTTTTACTAGACCACATTTCATCAGCACCCCAATGTGGTAATTCTTTATCTAAACCATCTGGTTTATAATTATGAGTATTTTCTTTCCAAAAATTAAAATTAACAAACTCTTTCCAAGATTTAGGTAAATTTAGAATTTCTGTAAAAGTTTTTCCGGATGCAACATTATAACAACAAGAATATAGTATGTTGGGGTATTTTTCTCTAGGATCTGAATTTAATGCAATAAATTTATCATTAGATATATCTTTTAGATCATTTATGAAATAATTTTTAGATATAGGAAGCATATCAATATCTGAGGTCATCCAAATAGTATCTGGTTCTGTTGAAGGAATCCAATATCTAGAAATTTGGCATTGTGTATTAACTGGAACATTTTTTATTATATCCATATTAATAACAGTCCCATACTCTGTAGTAGGAGTTCCAGATCCAAAGTATAATAAAACCGGCTCTACATTAAATTTTACTTTCCATAATTTTGATACTATTGGCCAAAAATCTAAATAAAACGATTTATCATCGCTGGCATGAATTACTTTTTGTATTTTCATTAGTCTCTCTTTCTTGTATGCTTTACTATTTGTGGAGTTTTTCTTTTTATAGGATCACCCCACTCAGTTATATCTTCCATATAATCTATTTTATTTAATTTACTAACAAGACTAAGAATTGATTGATCATGTCTATGTTCCTTGAAAGAATCATAATTTTTGGTTTTGCTAGGTGAAATAAATTCATCAGCAACCATATGAAAATTACTACAGGTTTTATACCATTGGTTTACAAAATCTATAGAAAAAATAGATTTTCGACATAAGAAAAATGTACTCATTATTTGTTTACTATCTGTAAATTCCGGTGTATCACATTTTAATTCAATAAAACAATCTCGTTTAGTCCAATCTTTTTCTATTTGTGCTAGATTGAAAACCAAAATTTTATTTGCTGTTAAATCTAATCTCGGTAGAATATAATTTATACTATTAATAAAATGACAACCAGAATCAGAATACATTAATATATCATCATTTTGTATTTTTTGTAAGGCATCTAAAATAATAAATGGTTTCCATATCCAATATCCTGCACCTCTAGTATATTTGAAATGTTTTTCATGTTCAGAAAAAAATGATGATGGTAGTTTTGTTGGATTATAATTTATAACTTCATTAAATCCTGCAATATTAATTCCTGTTTGACTGTTAAGTATTTGAGCATTTACGTAACCACGATTTGGTTGATTGTGAGCATGATTTGTACCTAATGCTGCATAATTTATTAATATTTTTTTCATAGTTTATTGATTATAAATTGAATTGCGTCCGAACTTGTATAATTAATTTTTTTAGCAATCTCAAAATTATTATTTACTGATTTTAATTTTGAATCATATAGTTCTTTAGAAATTTCTGGTAAAGAACCATCAGAGTTTAAAAATATAATACCATCTGGATCAAATACAGTTTTAATAGATTCTGTTCCCCAATATATTGGAATTGTACCGGTTAAAAAACAATCTAATATTTTTTCGGTATAGTATAATGAATATACGCTATTTTCCATAGCAACAGAAAACATATATTCTTTTAAGCCATCTAATTTTGTATTTAAAGTGTGTTTTCTACCAAATCCGAATAAATCTACTTTACTTTTATTATTTTCAGCAACTACTTGTCTAAATCTATGACCATCACATATATTTTTTGTAGAAGCTATCATGCTAATTAATTTTGTTTTAGTATAAAGTATTCTATCTTTTTCTTCTATCCATGATGGAAAACATGGAGGAATTACAATTTGATTTTGAAAAATATTATCTGTTCTATGAGTAGCTATTATATTCTTACTTTTTTTAGCAAAAGAATAAGCATTTGAAATTATTGATTCTGGTTCATATAACCAAGTTACAGTTTTTTTATTATAATTTCTATTATTATTAACAGTTATTACTAAATCACAAGAACCAGCATCAGATAATTTCCATGTATGATTTTGTTTTGGTTCTATTTTATAGTTCCAATCTATATGCACTTTCATATTTTATTCCATTCATTTGGAAATAAATCTTTAATGCAATTTTCCAAAGAACCATCCGCATTTCTGTATGGCAAAGTATCGCCAAACCATTTCTTTGGAGCAAATATAGTTTTATTTGGGTGATTATTTAGCCATGCCCCCCACCAACTGAAAGAGCTATTCGCTATAACTAGATTTTTAACTTTTGTCATCATATAGAGTGAACAATGAAGATCTAGATCTATTATTTTATAATTTGAATGTTTAAATGTATTTCTACACCAAGTTGGATCATCAGAAAAAACTAAAATATGGTCGTGATTACCAATTTTATTTAAACATGTTTCATAATATTCTAAAGAACAAATAGGATGAGCATGTTGTATTTTCAGATAATCTGTTCTTCTTACATGTATACCAGTTATATTGTTAGTATTGTCGTTCAAATAACCATAACCATTAGAAACAACATTATCATTTACAAAAGATTTAAATGCAAAATTATTTTTTATTTTTTCTTGAATATTTTCAAAATATCTGTAACTCTGAAAATATCCTGATAGATGAGTTCCATCCGGAAGAGTTAAAAAATCTTCATTAAAATTAAATTTTTTTTCAGAAAAAGTATGTGTTGCTTTTGAACTTGAATGTGGGATATCTTTTAAATCAAAAGCATTTAAATACTCAAAAGTATTAGTTCTAACAGAATTTGTATTATTTTTGGCAGATAAAGAAAGAGCAGCCGCCATTTGAAACAAATTATTTCCAAGTCTTCCAATTAAATTAACACTAATCATAATTAAATTCCATATTTTTTTGCGTACTGTTTATTTATATAAAAAATTTTAAGATCTTCTTTTTTCATTTTTACCAAAAAATTGTATAGTTTTCTTCCTTCGGGATTACTTATTCTTTTATGAGAAACTTGATGATCTAGATGATACAAATTACCAACTACTTCTTTTGAAGAATATTCAAATATTTTTAATCTATGTTTTCTTTCAGCGTCTTCTGGAGAGTAGCCATAAAAATCTTCATTTTCTAATCCCATATCAATATAAACATTTGTTTTTATAAACAAACAACCACCAGGAGGACAATTACGAACCAACCCAGGATGTTTTATAATTTTTGGTATTTTTTTATATTCAATGGTATCATATATTATTACAGATTTTGTATAAGTTTCAAAATCAAAAGTATCGAGAAATAAATTTCGTTCATTTAACAGTAACTTTGATATTTCAATATAATTATTATTAAAAGGAAAACAATATTGTATTCCATCATCTAAATTAGTTTTAGCTTCAATCATTTGGGGTATCGGAATTAACACATCGCTATCCAAACAAATTGTATTTTCTGTTTTAATTTTTGTCAATCCTAAATTATATAATTTTGTTTTATGAAAATAACTTTTATTTTCATATAATTCATGAACAATATTTAAATTATTAAATTCTGCATAATTAATATTTGTTTTATTAATACCTTGTTCATATATTATGACATTTGTTTTTAAATTATTATTTAAAAACTTTAGTATTACATTGATATTGAAAATTCTATCAGGATTATCAACCATAAATGGTATTAAAAATGTAAAATTATTAAAATCAAGCATTTTTATAATCTCTTACGAAGTTTATATTACCATCTTCTTTATATGAAATCCATTTTTTATTTTTTGCATCCACTGTTGTATTTGTAGTAATCCAACATTTATCCCATTGATAAAATAAAGATTTACATGGAGCATACACATTTAAATTTGGAATTACTTCTTTTGCGTAACCAACATCTAATGGTATTTTTCTATTAATTGTACTATTAGAATTATTAATAAATGTTTCAATTGCTTTTTGATTTAAAAATATCATTGCGTGCGTTCCGAGGCAATGTTTTAGTTTAATCCAATTATCATTATAAAATTCACAATAAAAATCAACACCTAAATCTTTCCATGAACCTGCAGTAGAAATACCCATGTAAATTACATCAGCATCATCTGGAACACTTATTTTTCCTTCTGTCACATACTCACTATACCAAATTGTTGGTTTTGCATCATCTTCTAAAATAAATAGAGGTAAATTATTTTTATATTGAATCATCAAATCATGATGACTTTGACTACAACCATGATTAAAATCTCTTTTTTTCGGTAATAATCTAGCAGAAAATCTCTCTATATTAGAATAGTTTAAGTTTGATATATTTTCTTCAAACTTATTTTTTCTGTTGGTATCTCTATCTAAATTAATGTATACCTTTTTAATACTACAAAGATCAATAATCATTTAACTTTCCCCTTTAGTCTACGACTAGCTTGTGTATGCTCTATTACTATTTCGTTTTCTGGTTCGAACCATTTACAGTCAAATACTTTGCAATAACCTTGTGGAAGATTAAAAGTTTTCAATCCTTTATTGTCAAATTCTTCCCATACTTTCTGTAAACTTTGTTGTTCCCATACAGTTGGATTTGCTTCACTTTGCTTTTTCCATGCATGAATCAAATCTATTGCTATTTGAGTATTATTAAAGAATAATGTTCCACCAGCAAGTGCTTCATTTCCTCTGGACCAGGGTTTTAAGTGTGTATTTCTGGGTTGATTCCATACATTTGGAATCCAGTAACAAGCAAAATCATATTTCTCTAGTTCTTCAAATAGTTTTGGTTTTGCTTTAAATCTTGCATCTGCATCGGTCCATAGAATACCCATTTTGTATTCGTGAATTGAATTTAATATTACTTCTGCTTTCATTGTGCAATTATGAACCCATGATTTTTTGCTAGGCATTTCATATGATTTAAAAGATGTATCAAGAAATGCACTACAGGATTTTTTCCATTCTGAAGCTTCTTGAGTGTACTCTGGTGTATAAAAAGTTACTACGGTTATCATTCTTTCCTATTTACTTTCTGCATTACCGAAGCCAAATCATGCAACACAACTGCATTTCTGCTTCCATGTAACTTATCTATCTGGCAATATTCTCTTGGAAACCATTCAGTATCAGGTTGAACGTCTGCCCATGCTTGCTGTAGATTCCACTGATCCCAATTAGTTGGATGCTCTTGCCCAAGTTCAATCCATCTTTCTACCATTCTGCGAATGCTTTCACATGGTTCAAAAAGAAGAGTTCCGCTATTGAACCAGATATTTCCAAGATTTTTAGGCCAATTTACTGGTAGTGAAATTGGTTCACGATCCACTTGTTTTCTTGTTGGTCCACCAGGTTCAGCACGAACCCCGAATGAAGCAGTAGTACTTTCAAGAAGATCTGGATATTTGCCAAATCTACCATCTGCGTCAACCCAAACTACTTTTTTATCATGCTTTGTTATGCAATCCATTATGAAAGTTGCCTTATAATTGCAATTTTTTACCCAGGAACCCCTATCTTCAACTTGTCGTATGTCATAAGGTAAATTGAAATTCTTGCAAGATTCAATCAGTCTTTCTGCCATTTTCTGATAAATGTTCTTTGGAGTAAAAAAAGACACTACTATTATTTCTGCCATGGCATATTCCTTTTGGATCTTTCAAGACGCATTTGCCGTATTGTTCTTCTATCGTGAATAACTTTCTCTTCTTTTTTTTCAATTATTTGTTTTGACTGACTACCTAATATTTTTTCTCTGTATTCCTGTCTTTTTTTCTTTTCTTGAATTATTCTTTTTCTTAAAGAATTTCTTTTTTGCTCATCTATTGATGGTTCTTTAATTTTTACTATATTTTGTTTTTCTACACTATCTCTTGGTTGTATTCTTACATTATTTTGTCTTTTTATTTCTCTTTTTATTCTTGGTATATTTGTTACATTTGATACAACATTTACCTTCATGGAACTTTGTATGCATTCATAATCATAAATATTTAGATCATAATCTTGAAGTTCAAATGTCTCTTGATTAAAGGCAGGAACAAATGATTCAAATACTGGTCCACATTTCCAAGAATACCACTCAAATCCACGTTTTAGAGCATATGGATACCATTCTTTTAATGTAGACTCTGCTTGATTTAAACTTTTTAAATAATTTGATGACTTTTTCTTATCATTATTATTCATTTCATATGCATATTTTTCATCTGGACTTTTTGCAGAAAGATCATTTCCTGCAAATATTAAAGTCTTGATTCCAAGATAATGAAGAACTTGTATTGCAAATGTTATTGATTTATGTGGTCCACGAATAAAGTCACTATTTTGAGTAAACAAATCTGTTTCAAGATAATTTGTCTTGTTTGATGTTCTATAATTGCAAACCACTATATTTGTATTTGAATTTCTTTCATTCTTATTTGATGGTATAAATTTTAGTATTTTAGAATTTTCGTTTGCTCTTTTGCCTTCTTCTCCATGCATATCATTCAATCTATCAGCATAAATCCATATATGTGGATTTGGAATATAACGAATTGCTGTGCTTATTGCAACCACAGGAAGTCCAAGACTGAATACATCTACGTTTCTAATAGATGGACCTGAACAGG